GGATCTCGCCTCATAGACCTGTCTGGATACACCAACATAGTCTCGGTCTATCACGTCGAGTACCCCATAGGAGAATACCCCCCCTTGATGCAGCAGTTCTCCTTTTTCGAGAATACCCTCACGATCGAGATGGGAGAGGAAGGAGACGGATCGAACGCCCGCCTCTACTGTGGGGCACTGCACACCGTGGACGAGACCACCGGAACCATCCCCACAATACACGAAGAGATGATCTGTGTGGGTGCCGAGGCCTTCGCCCTCTACCAGAAGGCCGTTTATGCCGCTGACAGGGTATCCATCGGCGGAGAGAAGACAGCCTCCGAATTTGCCAGGCAGGCCATGGAATACAGGGAGCGCTTCGACGCGGCGCTGTCCAGGCTGAACCGCAAGCTCAGGCCCAGCCGTCTCTACACCCCCGCCGCCCTGCCAGTAACCACCCCGCAGGACGTCAGCTTTATACCCGCCCCTGAAGAAGAACCATCGTAACAAAAGGAGGAAAGAACCATGGAAGTCATCAAAGAGAAACTCACCAGCCGAAAACTGATCCTCACCGTTATCTCCGTAATCACCACCATCAGCATGGGCATAGGCTATGACATCCCCCCAGCCACCATCGCCGAGCTGTCCGCAGGCATTACGGCCATCTATGTCATCGTCGAGGGGATAAGAGACGCCATCGCAGCCTGGAAGAAGTAAGAGCTCCGTCATGCCGAAGCGCCACCCCCACCCGCCAGGGCAGTTCAGCCAGTCGCGTCTCTACACGCCCGCTGCCCTGGCTGTCACCACCCCACAGGACGTGAACGACCACGCCCCCCGACCCGCCACGGCGTCAGGCTACCCCTGGCTAACCAACGTAACGCCCCCAGCCCTGAGATAGGAGAGAACCGATGAACGATCGAGACCTGAAGAAGTCGGCCATGATGCTCAAAGAGGCAATCAAGGCCCTGCAGATAGCCGAAGCCCACGCCGTCACCGATGCCCCCCTCAAACAGCAGATCGCCGACCTCAGAGCATCCGTCGAGCACACAACCCTGGCCATCCACGAGACGATCAGGCTCAAAATCGAAGCCACGAGGAAACTGAATTGACCGGTAGCGGCACAGAGCTCGATCCCTACGTCATCACGACCTGGGACGACCTGATGGAGGCCCAGGTAATCATGGAGGCCGACTTTGCCGACTACCCCTGGACGAACACCGACTGGTGGGTTCTCGGGGCAGACATCGACGCCAGCGGCCACGACTTCACACCCATAGGTTCTTGGTGGGACGGCCACGAGTGCGGTTCGTTCTGCGGCCACTTCGACGGCCAGGGCCACAAGATATCCCATCTCACCATCAACCGAACGTGTGCCGACGAGTACGAATACTTCGGACTGTTCGCCTACATCGGGGACTGGGGCGTCCCTGGCTACGTCAAGCGTCTTCTCCTGGAGGATATCGCCTTCAACATCATCACTGGCGGCTGGGGCTGGTCCGACACGGGCGGCCTCTGCGGCTGGATAGGCGCTGGAGTCTTCGAGGATGTCGGTATCACCGGAAGGATCAGGGTGACTGGAGCCGCCGACTGCCTACACGTCTGCGGATTCGCAGGACAGATCGGCTGGAACTCGGGCGGTAACCTCGGAGGCCTCACCCGCTGCTGGACCGACGTTGAGATAGTGGTCGAAGGCATCACCGACCCCGACGCCTACATTGCCCTCGCTGGTATGTCACAGTGGTACTGCCAGATGGACGCGATCGAGTGCTTCACGAAGGGGAGCATAGACGCCGGCGGAGTCGGCTATACCGCCGCCTACGGCTTCGCCGAGATGAACTGCCCGCGCGGACAGATGCGCGACTGCTACGCCCAGGTCGATATCAGTAACATCGACTTCGAGAACGGCTGGGCCGAGGGCTTCGGCCCTTGTCTCTACACCAGCCTCGATCGATGCTACGCCGCCTGCAGACTGCCCCCCAATAACCCCGAATGGGACACCGTCTGCGGCTTCAACGGCGGTTGCGGCGACTACGAGGAGGAAGGCGACTACCACATCCTCGCCTGCTTCTGGGACGCCGAGCTCGCCGGAACTGACCGAGTCGACGACGAGCCAGGCGAGACCGCCGAGCCTAGGACCACCGCCGAGATGATGGATCAAGCCAACTTCGACTCATGGGACTTCGTGTCGACATGGGATATCTAACCTGCCGAGACCTATGAGCTATCAACCATGAGCCACGAGCTATGAGCCATCCTTCCGCAGAAGGACGCAGAAGGACGAGCCGCCCGCAAGGAGAAAGACAATGAGAACGCTCACCGCAACACTCCAAGCCCAGCAGAGAGCCAGGGTGTGGATACCCACACCCGAGGTAGTAGTACGCCCACGCCTCGCCGCCGCTAATAAGCTGAAGTGGACGAACCTATACCAGGGAGCAGACCCACAGTACCTCCACGCCGCAGCCACACCCGAAGACGGATCGCTGATACGTGCCCGCATAGAGAACGTCTCAGGCACACGAACCCTGTACATGCAGAGATGCCCCACCCCCAGCCCCACAGGCCCCTTTACGCCGTGGACGGCCATCGAGACGTGTGGATATCAGGGCGTCGGCATGGCAGCCTCGGGACACAAGGTCATCATGTTCTGGGCACTAGCAGACATGAAGACCATACGCTACATCGAGAGCGCTGATGACGGCGCAACGTGGTCAGCCACAGCAACGCTGTACGTGACCACAAACGCCATCTATCACCCAGCGCCAGCGATGAAGCCGAACGGTGATGTGTGCCTCTTCTATTTCGACTGGGACACGATCTACGCCGTGAAGAGAGTCGGCGGAACGTGGGGATCGCCAGTCGCCTACCCGTACTCGCCAGACATTTGCTCGGGCCTCGCAGTGAGCTACAAGCCACACACGAGGGGAGCAACGACATGGGACTGGAACGTTGTCGTGACAGGGAGGACGACCTTCAACCAGAGGGGAGTCTGGACGTTCCTCTACGGAACGACCGGAGGAGCTGCTGCGTGGACAGAGCCCCTCCCCATCCAAGTAGCCGATTACACGGGGATAGACTACCGATCGCCGTTCCTGTGCATCGATGGTACGATACACCGCCTCACGTTTTGCGAGAGTTCTACCTCAGGGAAGTATTACGAACGTGTAATGGTGACGTGGCAGGTACCCGAGGCAGAGGACGTGGTCAGCCCCACCCCAGCAACGTTCATCGAGAACCTCTGGCATGAGCCCTACCCGTTCCACCCGGGAGTGGACTATGCCCACATAGACGACCTCTTCTATGGTCTGGCTATAGTTGCTACCCCTACCTACGCCTACCTCACTGGCCCCGACTGCGTGTGGCAAGCCCCCACCACCCCACCCAGCCTCCCCCTCACGGACAGAGTCTTGTCAGTGAAGCAGAGCATCAACCCCATACAAGCGGGAGGGAGCGTGGCCGTCGTCGAGTTCGAGAACAACGATCTGCTACTGACACCAGTAGAGGGGCAAGACATCAACTACGAGCTGGCCATATCACCAGGCTACCGAACGACGGAAGGCGATGAAGTGTCGGCGGGGCCGAGCCACTGGATAACGAAGGTGAGGACGACGAGCTCACCGAGCCGTTGCACCACCATCATCATGGCGGAAGGCCCGGAGTACCTGCTGAAGAACACGGCCATACGATGGCAGAAGACTTGGACCCTCGATGAGGCCACGGTTCTGGAGATCATAAGGTGGATACTATCGCGAGCAGGAATACCATTGTACGTCGAGGGATCGAGCGTGTTTACGCAGTCGTTCAAGCCGGCATTCAAGATCAACGCGGGGACAGACTGCCTCAGGGCGCTGAGGCAAGTACTTGCCCTGACAAGCGACGTTCTACACTTCCGAAGAAGCACGGCGATACTGCAAACAACGCTGATATGGGATGAGCCAGAGACATTCCGCTGCCCCAGTTTCCCGGGAACCCACCCCCTGTACTCCGCAAACTACGATCAAATACCGCACCCGGTGAACTGGGCAACCTCATGGGGCACGGCGACGCCGTGGATCAGTGGTGATGAGATGGTGCCGCAAGTCAACGATCAGTACGGAAGACTAGAAAGTTTCGCGGATCTCAACCTCGATAATCTTGCCGATGCCAAGACCAGGGCACAGGACAGGATAACGCAGCACTACCAGGTAATGCCATGCGGCCAGGTGATCATCCCCCCGCACTGTGGACTGGAGCTATGGGACAAGATGTCAATCAAAGACTACAGGGCAGGGATAGATAGAGCGTGGAGAGTCCTCTCGATAGACTTTACCTACACCCGAGAGGTGAAGAGCGTTTACCTGATGACCGTGGGCCTTTGCCCGGGAGACTCCCCTGAATTCCCACAAGAAGGAGGACACGGATGATAACGAAAGGGATCATAAAAGCCTACGATGCGGGGTGGCACACGGTGGACGTGCAGCCGGTAGGAAGCCTCGGGGCCTATTGGAAGGGCATCAACGTTGCGCTGAACATCCTACCAGCCGATTGTGCCCTGGGACGCTATTGTGCCGTGGCTTCATTCAACGACTCGAACCCCACCGACGCCGTGATCATTGCTACGTGGGCGTAGATTCTGCGGCGTGTTCCCCAACGTCCCCCTTCCTGTCCAAGCTGAAGCTGAGAACGAATGGGCCCACGGACGTTGATGCTGGAACATGATCCATATTCATTGTATCTTGTGGGAGAGTGCGTGTTGACAGGCTAAGGTCATTCGTGATATTGTGTTGACCTGCGTCCTCCAGCGGGGGTGATCCAGAGTCAACGCGGTTCAGGGGCGCAGGCACCAGCAAAAGGGGGGAACATGGTCAGAAAAACGCTCTTGGGCTTCTGTTCACTGTTATTGGTGGCTGTCCTAGCCCTATCTGTGTCGTCGCCGAACATCAGGACTCTGGCGGCTGGTGTCACCCATCCCGCTACGTCCAGTACTTATCTTTCTTCCGCTGTCAGCCCTGGTGGTTGGGGCTGGCAGAACCCCCTGCCACAGGGGGATACCCTCCGTGGTGTCTGGGGCAGTTCCTCCTCCGATGTCTTCGCCGTGGGGGATTCGGGCACCATCCTGCACTACAACGGCAGCGCCTGGAGCGCCATGAGCAGCGGCACCAACATGACGTTCCGTAGTGTCTGGGGCACTTCTTCCTCTGATGTCTTCGCCGTGGGGGATTCGGGCACCATCCTGCACTATGATGGCAGCGCATGGAGCGCCATGAGCAGCGGCACCAGAGAGTGGCTAAATGGTGTCTGGGGCAGTTCCTCTTCCGATGTCTTCGCTGTCGGCGCTGATCTCATCTACCACTACGATGGCAGCGCATGGAGTCAAATGAGCAGCGGCACCTACATTGAGTTCCGTAGTGTCTGGGGCACTTCTTCCTCTAATGTCTTTCCCGTGGGCTGGGACACCATCCTGCACTACGATGGCACTACATGGAGCAGCATGTATAGCACCACGAATCAAGACTTTTACGGTATCTGGGGGAGTTCCTCCTCCGATATCTTCGCCGTGGGCTATCAGGGCGTCATGCTGCACTACAACGGCAGCGCCTGGAGCGCCATGAGCAGCGGCACCAGCGATGATTTCTATGGTGTCTGGGGCAGTTCCTCCTCCGATGTCTTCGCCGTGGGCTGGGACATCCTGCACTACAACGGCAGCGCATGGAACCCTATGAGTACCCCCACCACTACACCTGGTAGCCTTAACAGTATCTGGGGCAGTTCCTCCTCCGATGTCTTCGCTGTGGGTGACTATGGCACCATCCTGCACTACAACGGCAGCGCCTGGAGCGCCATGAGTAGTAGCGGCACCTACAATGGCCTCCATGGTGTGTGGGGCAGTTCCTCCTCCGATGTCTTTGCCGTGGGGGATTCGGGCACCATCCTGCACTACAACGGCAGCGCATGGAGCGCCATGAGTAGTA